TTTTTATCCGTTGTCTTGCATTCCCACAAATGCATAGTTTTAGGGTCATAATTTCCATGTATGGGATTATGTAAAACTGCTAACAATGGATGCTCGTAGGCATGTATCCAACCTTCTGAACACAATTCCCCCTCCCCGCTCGCTTTATGGGTTACATTCTTTCCCCATTGACAGTTATTTTTTGTTTGGTTTTTAGCGTCAGTTAATTTATACAGTTTCATTTTTTTGTTCTCCTTTTTCTTTTTATTTTATCTTACCAGTATAAAAAATAAAAAAGTTCCTTAAGAATAATGCATCGCTTTTTCTGCTATCTCTATCAGGTTTATTCCTCTATCCGACGCCATCTCCGCACTCGCTACACTCGTTGCCGCCATCTCGCCGCCGCCCTCGCCGCCGCCCACGCCGCCGCACTCGCCTCTGCCCTATCCTTGCCTGACAACCAGTTATCAGCCCACTTATTCCATGATTTTTCATGATATACCTTTTTAGCACACAAAATCCCGTACGCAATTCTCTGGGTTATATTTATAGCAGGTAACGGTATCTGTTTTTTTGTTGTCAAATTCCGAACCCCAAGTTTTAATTGCCCATCACGTTTAGGGTTTTTATCCGTTGTCTTGCACTCCCACAGATGCATAGTTTCAGGGTCATAATTCCCATGTATGGGATTATGTAGGACGGCAAGTAACGGGTGCTCGTAGGCATGTATCCAGCCTTCTGAACACAATCCCCCTTTCCCGCTCGCTTTATGGGTTACATTCTTTCCCCATTGACACTTATCCCAAGTTTGGTTCTTTTCGTCTGTTAACTTGTACAGTTTCATTACAGACTTCGTGTTTTTTTTCGCTTTCATGTCCACTTTGTTTGTCATATTGCATTTCATTTTTTTATTCCCCCTTTTATTTACCTAAAAAACAAGGGAGAGTGGCAAGCCCGGCTCGTTTAACGGCTCGGGGGGTAAACCATTGCAATGGTTCTCGCCAATCTCTCCCAGTTGTAGACAAAAATAGCAGGGATAGAATTATTATGATTCCGATTTCCCTGCTTCAAGTTAATCAACATTTTATTCATACCCATTTTATTTTACCCCTTCACTAGTATTATACTTCTATTTCCAGGTTTTGTCAATAGGTAAAAAAAAATAGTAGACAAAACTAATATCAGCTAATATTAGCATGGCTAACTATTTTTTTTATGATGATAAAATTAGAATCCTAAGCTGGTTTTGTTCCATCTAGTTTTTCGATGGCTTCACCGATCTTATCTATTATCTGATCATCAAGTTTCGTAGGAGTAAACTTAACTATACTTCTGCCAGCAATGTAAATACCACATAAAATAGTTACAGCAAGAGCTGCGGTAGATGCGGGTATCTTATCCGCAATCCCTCCTACAATTTGCACGATTACACTTACGATTAAAACCAAGAATTCAGAAGTGTTTTTACCTTCTTTCATTTTTTTCACCTCCTTTAAAATTTTTAAAATTAGTAAAAACTTTTTAATTTTTTCCTTTATGCTCATATATTCTCCTTTATGAATTCAAAAACTAAATATGCGACTCTATTCTGATTATTTTCATCAGCTAAAAATAAAGCGTCATCCTTATTCTGCAAAAATCCTAATTCAACTAAAACTGCTGGCATGATGCTATTTCTAAGAACAAAAAAAGAACCTGCTTGAATCTTTCTATCAATTGTATATTTTAATGAAAGAAGTTTTTCTTGTAATTTTTTAGCCAAATTTTTACCTGTATTAGAGTTTTTAAAATACCATGTTTCCACCCCCCTTACCTTTTCATTTAAGGCATAATTACAATGTATAGAAATAAATAATTTAGCTTTACTATTATTGGATACCCGAATTCTATCAGGCAACCCAATAAAACGATCCCCATACCTAGTAAGTATGTAACCAATTCCATGATTGGCACAAAACCAAGCAACTCTATTAGCTACTTCCAAATTAATATCCTTTTCAAGCAAACCCATATATCCTTGATTATACTTTTCACCTGTTTTTAAACCCCAATCTGAACCGCCATGACCAGGGTCTAAAATAACTTTAAAATCTTTAAACATTTATTTCTCCTTTGGTAAAAAAGTTCCAGTAATATCAATTCTTAAAAAAAGAGTTTTACCTTCAGGTACCTCAATTTCAACTTTTTTGGAACCTTCTTCTAAAATTGATTGATTCCTTTTCAAAGTTAATTTTTCCTTTTCTTCTAATTTTAAATTGATTATCTCATTAATAACTTCCTTAGATGGAATGATACTCGCACTTAAACCCATAATACCTCCTTCAAGACCGGAAATTAAGGTTCCGGGCTATCTATAGTAAAAGTTATTACTACTCCTAAAAGATAAACATCGTTAGCATTATCGTTAGGGGTGATAGTACAATCTAAAGCATATATGTATCCTGAATTGTCTATTCCGGGATTGGTTATTGTTGTATCTTCCACCGAATGAATACCGGTAGTTGCATTAGAATTCATAGTGGCCATAGTAGAAATTGCTCCGGTTGACAGAGTTTGTCTCATAAGAGATATTGCACCTGCCGCAGCTGCATCATCTCTGTACCACCATGCTTTAACAGAAGTAATAGTTGCACCATGAGGTAAATCATTAATCGGAGCCGAAACAAATAAAGAGCCCGCTGGGGATCCTCTTTTAACATCGGACCAAGCTATATTATAATCTTGCGAGTCATTAAGTGGCACAAAAGTTGGTGGGGCAATCGACCGATATCTTGTAACCGAAGGTGTATATCCAATATGTTTTCCACTACCTTGATTTGATATAGTTAATACACTATAAGTACTCGCAGCATTACTTTCCTGAAAAGTAACCAAGGGATTAGCACCAGCTTCAGCTAAATTTCTGGAAACAATTAAACCTCTACCATTAGAAATATCCGAAGAAACTGTCATACCATACTTTGCAGTTATAGATATTGCAGAAGAAGTAGTAGACTCACAATCTATACTTAATGCATTAGCATTATGGTTCATATCCAAAGTGAGAAGATCTGCAGCAGCACTCGATGTGATAGTCTGACCAGAAATATTATTTCTGATAAACATAGCATCATTTTCTGCAAGAGCATCCATCTGTTGCCAAGTAAGTAACCCTTTGTAAACAAAAGTTGAAGTTAAATCTGTATATGCCATTTTAGTTTACCTCAATTTATTTTATTATATCTTCTCCAAACCATCTACAATGCAAACATTTATCCAAATTTATATTTTGTTCTCCAAATGGACAATCCGGCGATTCAATTTCCTTTTTTAAAAACTTTAATTCTTTATAACAATAATAAATTATCTCTAATTTTGTTTTTAAAGTTTTACTTAAATTTGGGAAATCTTCTGCTATAGTCCGTTTCATTTATTTCTCCTTTATTTAAAAAAGATAATATCGAGGATCGGAAGTTGCCCCAGTTTGAGATAAATAACAAAACTGTTTATCCGAAGCGCTAGCCGAATCCCAACTAGCATTCTGCGGTGACAAACCATCACCTTGACCTACCGAAGAACCAAGAAATGACCAGTTTAATCCTATGGTCCCGGTATTAGATACTGACAGAGTAATTTGTTTAGGTGTAGCCTCAAAATCTTTGGATATGGAAATAACTTCTAAAAGTTTTTTAGTAAAAGATGATCTAGTATCTGTAAAACTTATTATTTTACCAAGATCAGTTCTTATGCCATCCAATCCTGTTTCAAATTCCAATTCTAATGGCGGAGCGCCATATTTATCTATGATTTTATCAGCAAAATTTCTTTGCGCTGAATGATTTGCGGAATACCAATATAAATCTTCAAATATAAAAGGATTGCGTATTCCGTAAATTGATATAGAAGTCGAATTGCTTGCTGAATAAAGATCGTTAGTCTGTTCACTAGCATTAGACCATGCAGTAGCATCGCTTTTTTTACATTTTACTGTAACCGAATTTATCATATTTGAAGTAGCTCTTGTACCATTTAGAGAAAAAACCTTCTTGTCATCAGAGAATTCCTGAACAATTAAAGAATTTCCAAAGGTCGGTCGATAAGCAAATAACGATATCCTACCTGATGTATCAGTTGTTATTGTACCCAAAAAGTGCAGTATAATTTCCTCTAAGCACTCAGCTGCATTTTTATCGTAAGGGACATACCCCGATAAATTATCTGATACTGCAGATAATGCTGTAGAAAATGAAGAATAATTAATATCCGTATTGCTATCGGTTTGAGTGGAATCAAAAGCAAATACACTACTACTAAAATTTTCTATAGCACCTGTATCCCAATTTTTGCCAGTCAAAATAGACCAGATTATTTTAACTGGATTAGTTAATGTCCATTTAGGATAATTAATAGTAGAAAAAGTAAAACTATCACCTACTAACCAGTTAACGATACCAACTGTTAAGGTAAATCTGATACCTCTTGCAGAATGTATAAATTCGGTTCCGCTGGTGGCGGTACCTACCAGGCCAGAAACCGAACCTGTTACTGTAAAAGTTGCCACGCCATCGCCACCGCCCAAGTTACAAGTTAATGTCCAATTTTCAGCTTTAACATTTGAAGGATAAGTTGCTACTTCGGAGCAAACGCCATTGCCTGTATTTGAACCTGCAACCGGTACAAGACTATTAGGAAAAGCGTTAATATCTTCATCAATTAATCTTTGTAAAATATCTTGTGCGTGAATGTAACATATTTGGTCTTCAAAATCCAATTCTACATCTTTAATAAACATAATAGATTGAGTTTTATAGCCAATAGAATGGAATCCTATTAAAAACTTTATTTTCTTGCCAATATATAAATTATTTTGAATTATATTATCAAATGTTCCATCTGAATTTTCAAATGAATACCTTGTATCCGAAGCAGTTATTTTATCTGCTTCTCTTTCCTTTTCCTGATCAAAAGTGCCTCCACCTAAATAATAATCGGTAAAATCTGTCCAAACTCCGGAACTTACTTCTATTTCTATTTTATCCAGAGGTTTAGATCCAATTTCCTGATCAGAAAAATCTCGCCAATAATCATTTAAAACTTGCATAAATTTATCCCGAAACTGTATATCTTAATGATGCAAAAAGAAAATGTGCATCACCTGTCATATTATCACCAGCATCCCCAGGAACTCTTCGCAACCAAAGTTGTATTATTTGTGCAGGAGATAAACCCGGTGAAGTTATAGTAATTGTAGCTTTATTCAAATTTCCTGCAGCTGTTGTATCTGTAGCAGAAGTAATTGACCAAGATAAAGAAGGACCTCCAGCAAATCCATCTGCAACCGATACCCCTCGAATAAGAGTCCCCCATACTACAGAACCTGAAGTGGCACTAGCAGCCATCCAATAAATATCTAAATACATATTTCCTGAATCATAATACTGATCGTGTTTAAAAATCCAGTCTGCATTTTGGGTGAATGTATCATTAAAGTCAATCCTTTTGTAAGATGGAGTCCCTGAAACTGATGTTATAGTAGCTGGACCAGTAAGAGGTACAAAAGCTGAATTCGGATCTAATAAAATTTCTGGCATTTTTAAACCTCCGTAAAAACTAATAAATTATCACCGGGAGTATCAAATTGTGGAATTTCGGAAAACATAACTTCCCAGATTAGATATACATAGTCATTTAAGAGTTGGTTATTAATCCTTGTTGCCAAGTAAAAAGATATATGACTATTATAAAATCTCATTATTTCTGCTTTTTGATTATTGCCAAGATAGGACCGGCTTAAATCTAAAGTTATATTATCATTAGTAATGTATTGTTCAGAAATAAATTTACCTTTACGATTACGACGAAATGCTTCCCATTCATGAACAGGTTCTATTCGATATGACATTGGTTGTAGTTCCAATATATAGTAATCACTTATAGATGTTTTATTAATAAGCATCCAAGAAGTAGCTGAAATATCACCTGCTAAAGAAGTATTTATTGTAAAAGAGGATACTTCACGGTAAGGTTGCCAGGAACCGGAAACATAAGGTTTCCATCTCCAATAACGTTTACCATCACCAACAGCAGTATAACTTGGATTAGTTGAAGCGGTGAAAGTAGAATATTCAACTGTCGCCCTAAAATCTAAATAATTCTTGGAAACTTCAATATAATAATTTGTAGCACCTGTAACCGGATTCCAACTTAGACTTATACTGGTATCATTTTTTAGGACTTCATTTGCCATTAAGTTCTCCCAATGAAAGATTCACCTGTTCTCCTAAGCTCACGTTGTAAAGCAGGTTTTAATCGTCTTCGGATAAGCCTATCCCATTTGGTATCATCTGCTTCAACAAAATTGCCATTAATTTGAATTGTAATATTCGGAGTACCACGACCCGATATCAAGCCCCCTCGGGATGCTTGTTGTCGTTGAGTTAATACCTGTTCTCCTCCATGTACCATCGCCAATGTTGGTTGTCCTAAGGGCCCGGGAACCATGCCACCATGTTGAAAGCCCAGTAACCGCCCGAGTACACCAAATCCACCACCGAGGATTCCTGTTATGCCTTTTAGAACTATTGTCAAAGCTTCTGCTATACCTGTTACTCTTACAATTTCATCTGCTAAAATTTTAAGGACTCGTTCACGTACAAAATTTCCAAAAGCTTCCCATGTAGATGCCCAATTTCCGGCACCTCTTGCAAAGATACCTGATATTTCCTCTTCCATTTGCGCAACTTCAACAACTTCCTGTAACCTTAATTCACTTCTAAAAGTCATTAATGCAATATCAATAATTTTTCTTTTTTCTGCGGTTGTGCCAGCCTGCAAACTTTCCTTTTCAAGAGCTGATATAACTTCATATAAATCTAATTCACGTAATTGTCTTCTAAAATTATAAACATCTATTAATTGTTTAGCATCTTCCTTAATAGATTTTTCTCGAGCTTCAACTTCAGCTTCTTGCGTTTCTTCAATTCGTTTTTGCCATTCTTTAGAATTTTTAACTCTAACTTTTAATTTATCTTTTTCCTCTTTTTCTGTAACTTTAGTTCTGTCTTTCGCTGCCATTTCTTCTATTTTTAAAATAGATTCAGCCATTAAACTCCATGTATCAGTAGATTTTTTACCATGTTCGGACATTATTTTTATTATTTCTTTGTAATTTGAAGTTAAGGCTGCTGGAATAATTCTAATAAGTTCAACTATACCATTAGTTGTTTCTGCAACAACTCCTGATATACCTATAGCCACTCTACTTAAAGTTGGTAACCATTCTTTTAATAAAGTAATTATTGTTATTAAGGCAGGTAGTAAATTTTCACCTAGAGTTTCACTTAAATCACTAATTGTATTTTGAAACTGTTTAACAGGTCCTACTCCCGACCTTGCTATTTCTTCTGCTAATCCTCCAAAATTTGTTTGCATAACTTCCAAAACTGCATTAAAACCATCACTTTTAAGTTTGGACTCATCGACTATTAACCCATATCTTCTCAAAAGACTGGTTTCTCCGGATGCAGATTGACCGACTATACGAAAAGCTGTTTGCAAGTCTATATTCATGGCAGAAGCGAAGTCTAAAACTAAAGGAGTAACCTTCTTGACAGCATCAGCCTCCAATCCCATAGCCAAAGCAAAAGCTTGACCCGATAGTATTGCTTCATCGGCAAAGGTTGTTAGCTCCTGCAAATTTGAGGCTTGTTTAATAAAAGAAGCTGAAATTTCTTCAGAAAATTTACCTTGGGATCTCAAAGCACCATTTAATCGAGTTACAGCTAATTCTTGATCCATATAGGCCTTGATAAGAGTCTGAAAACCCTTTACCAAAGCACCCACAGTTAAAACCTGGCCTAAATGTTTAAAAATTGTAGTAAGTTCTTCTGTGGAATTTTTGACCTTAGCAGTTTCCCGGCTTACTTGATCTCCGCCGGTTGCTCTTAAAATTATCTCAAGTATGTTTGCCATAGTTATTTTCCTTTAAATAAAGGAGATATTTTCGCTATTTCAGTTAAAAGAAAAATTTTCATGTCCAATGATAGATAACTAAAAGGTAGTTCATCATCTTTAATATTTTCTTTGCTATTTATTAACTTAGGGTAAGTAACCCCTTTAGTTAGTAATAACTCACATAAAGAATCATTGCCACCAGATAGAAGTTGCTGGCGAACATTTTCACCTGCTATTCTTGCTGATTCCTCTACACTTTGTCCTTTTGATATTTCTAGCATAACAGATTTTATTAAATCATCACTAAATAAATCTCTGGGTATCAACGGCCTAATCTTAAATTTAATTTTCGGTTTTTTGTTATCACCTTTATCCACTTCGAAATAAACGATTTTCTCTTCTTTTGTTATTGCTTCTAAAAAATCATCTTTATATCCCATATTATCTCCTAAAAACAAAATAGGGAGAATAGACTTCAAAAATCTATTCTCCCGAAACGGCTTCTTAACATCGCTCCCTTATTTCGAAGAAAATATTAAGCGTAAGTGCTTGTATTATTCTGCAAAGTTATCTTTGCCATACTAGCTAAAGTAGAATCATATTCTACCTTCATGCCAGTTGCTACTCTTAAAGGACCAGGTCCTCCAACATTAATTGGATATGTTAAAAATAAAACTCTTGGTAAATAAACCGCTAAATCGTAATAATGAGCTCCGGTTATAGCTGCACCGTGGAACCATAGCAGCCATTCTCTGGTAGTCCAACCTTGGAAATAAGTAGAAAAATCGGTAATTTGCTCCGGAATAATGGTCCGAGAAATAGCTCCGGTTCTATAAGCATCACTCTCTATTCTATAAATCGTATTTGTTGTATTAAGGGTCGGTGTAGGAACTAAACCATTTGAGAATGAAAAATTTAAGTCAGTTGAAAGACTATCTGCAATAAATATTTTATAAGTCGAACCAGTAGCAACATTGACAGTCCAGTTAGGACTTATAGTTAAAGTATCTGCGGTATTTGAGGAAATCTTCCTTATCTGATTCGGTCCTGTACCCCCTGTAATATATACAAGATATCCGGAGTAAGCGTTCACTGTCCAGGCAGCTGCGGTATGCACAAGAGTTGTAGCTGAACCTCCAGTGGCAGTTCCTGAAGTTGCAAGACCTACACCAAGTGTTAAATTATCCCAAGTAAAAGGGCTAGTTACGGGTAAATTTGGGGTGGTCTCAGTAATATTTGTGGTAGTTTTACCTAACCAACTTGCTGTTGCAGATAAAATCTTAGCTCCTGTAGCAATATTAAATGCTAAGTTATTTATAACACAACCCGAATAACGAAATGCAGGTGTTGTACCAGTTAAATCCTTATGAGACTCAATACTGTAAGAAGGAAGAACTGAATTCTCGGGGCCATCTAATATTTCATACGTATCAGTAGAAACAGCGGCAGGAGAAGTGGTAACAGTAATAGTCGTCGCAACTGTATCAGTAATATAGCCATAAGCCCCGGCTCCAGTTCCAGTTTTTACGTGAACCCAACGACCATTATGCTGATCAACACTCCAAGATTTAGTTGAATCAATTATTTGGGATCCACTTGTTCCCGCAGTTGCAGTTCCAGTATCTCTAGCCCTTGTAGCCAAAGCCGTGTATACATGAGTATAGGATCCAGTGTTATCTGTAGTTTCTGGAGAACCAAAAGCGGATCTAAGAATATAACCAAGGCCAGCCGGATGAACTTCATGTACTGTATCACCTGTTACAGTATTTAAACCTTCAATATTATTAGATTCAAACCTTCTTGCTAATAAAGAAGCAGGAATTAAATCTTCAATTGCATGAGTTAATGTCTCTGAGGTATACGGTAAATAAGCTGTAGCCCCAACACCTGTTCCATAAACAGTTTCCTTTCCAAAACCTAAATGTGTTAATTTTCCTGTAGTTCCGCCCATTATTTTTCCCTCCTATTTTTTTTAACTTTTTCTTCTTTTGGTTGAGATTTATCAGATTCTGATATTACAGCAGGTTTTGCCAATCCCTGTAGTATCAGAAGTTCAGCTAATTCATCATTAACTTGAACCTCTCTTCCCTTTTTAAAAATACCCAAACCTACAATTTCCTTTTCTTCTTCTCCATTCCAAGTTATTCTCATCATGTCTTTAAGCCTCCACATAAGATATTTCCTCTGTTGTCTCCAATCTTAATTCTGTATAATGACATAAGACTGCGCCAAACATTCTTGGTTCTATTATATTGACCTGAATGAATGAAGTGGTTAAAACCAAACCATCCAAAGTTGGTTTTTCCCTAAATTTACTTCTAATACTTTCAATTAGTTCCTGAAAATTATGTTCAGATGCACCCGCTGCATCTAAAGAATAATAACCACGAATTATCCAAACTGTATTTGCATTGGTTCTTAAACTTGCTTCCTGAATTTCAGCTACTGAAAAACGACTAATAGTCCAAGCATTAATTTTACTACCAGAAGTAAATGCGGTTTTAAAACCAGATTCTGACCTCTCCAATCTATCATAGTCATAAACTTTTCCTATTCCTGTGGCAGTATTAAGAATAGCCTCAATTTTATCTCTAACTGTAGAATAACTCATTCATTCCACCTTTTAATAATTCTTTCCGCTGTTTTATCTAAAATTTTTTGTACTCCTTCCTGAGATAAATTAAAAGCTCTTTTGAACATCCAGTGCGGTTCAACACCTACTCTGGATATCTTTCTAGCTATTACTTGTAATACAGCATATAATTCTTTACCTTGCAAACCAAGTTTTAATCTAACCCAATCTGCTAAATTTGCATAATTGGGTATGTGAGGAGGTCTGCCTGTTTCTATAAAACTGGAGTAAGGTAACGCAGTTCCAACAATACCATGCAAATTTAAACCACTGCCACGAATTTCTGTATCAATGGAATTAGCAAGATTTCCGGAATGTACCGGAGTACCTCTTTTAACCAACGCAAGAATAAAACTTGTTGCCTCTTGAAAAGCCTTTCCAAGCTCTTCTTCAAAGATTGATAAAGCCTTGTCAGGATCCTTAAGCATTAAACCTTCAATTTTAATTTCCGCTGTATATTCCATTTATCTTGTCCAGTCAGGATGTGTCAACCTTGACAAACCCAGTTCATTATAAGCAAGATCAAATTCCTTCATAGCTGAAGCTGCTGAAATTTCTGGAAACATAAAATCCATATATCTTTTGAGTAAATCTTTAGCTCTTGAAGCCCATATATCGGACTTATCACGATAAGCTACTGCATCGGCCCCGATAGTTGAATCTTTTAATTCAGCATAACGATTTGCAATAGCCGCACCGCAAAAAGATGCAGCTAAAATACAAAAAGCTCCAAAATCGTTGCTATAAACCGTCGAAGTTTGAGTAGTAATCGAATGCGGGCCGGTATATAGTACTCTTATAGTATACCCCGAAGTAGGCGAAATATCAAGAAACCTTAAATATTTAGCAGATGCAGTTTCATAAATAGTCCACTCTTCAAACGGAATTTCATTCGGTACCTGATACTCTCCTGCTGGATATTCAACTTTTAATATTTCAGAAAATCCATCAGACCAATAAGGGAAATTGGTAGCATTAATAGCATAATCATAATCCCCATTAGCAGAAATATCAACAACATCTTTAAAAGGTTTGTTCTTCGAGTACATTTGTGTAGCTTCACTCTGAATAATAGAATCTATATTTCCAGAAGTAAGAACTGCATCAGTATCCTGAAGTATTCTATCAACAGCAGCATTATAATCTGAAAGTACTGACATTGTTACTCCACACTTTTAAGAATTAAAACTCCGCTTAAAACTTTAGATTCGGGTACTTTGAAATCAAAATCTTTGAGATCAGCAGGGGTTATTTTAAAATAACAAGAAGCTCCTGGCTTAACTACAACTATTCTTGAACCAGCTGGAAGTTCAAACTTGTAATCCATACTTGATCTTTTGCGTTCCTGAACTAAAGCAAAACAAACTAATGAAATAAACATAATAATTGAAACTAAAAAATAGATTTTAAAGAATTTCATTCGTCCCTCCTTATTTCCTCTTATAATTATTTTTTATTTCCATTAAAGATTCCCTAATATCCCTGATACTTGTAGCTAAATCCTTGGTATTCGATTCTACATTTTTAAACTTTTCCTGAAATCTAACTTCCTCTCGTTTTATTTCCTCTATAACTATTTTTATCTCATCTATTCTACCCCATATTACTTTCTGCTGTTGACTTAACATACAATAACTTTTATATATCAAATATAAACCAAAGAGCGAAAATAAACCAACAGATCCACCAGAATAACCAACTACTTTCAGTATTTCCATAAAATTAATTTCCATTTTAGAAAGTTACCATAAGTGCCTTTCGTTTTTTTGTAACTGCACCGGTTGTTGTTTGTCCTGAAAAAATACCTGAAGCTTCGCTCCAAAGTCCTTGTTCATCTGCAAGCCATACATTAAAGTAATACGTTGTTGAATTACTTAACCCTGTAACTATACGCTTTTGACTTTGTGAAGCAACAACACTTGTGCTATATTCCACCCAATACATATTCTGATAATCGTTCCATACACCTGTACTCCATTCTACATTATACGACGTCCATGTTGTCCATTTTATTCTATACCATCCGTTTGTTATGTTACCAGAACCATCGTCATCACCAGAGGCTGTCCATGATAAATTTATATTTCCCGCTGATGAACCTGTTACTGCCTGTTTTCCACTAACAGCATTTGGCGAACTCTGGTCAAGTGTATAACTTAATGGATATGAAGATATTATTATATCGTCCATATAATAATCATCAAATATCATTCCTACCACTCCAGCCCCATGAACCCCTATATCTGTTTTCCCCCACCCTGTTGTCATTGCACTACAATCAAGACTATCAAAATCTCCCATAGATATAGAAGTTCCATCTATCCAATAATCGCAATCTGTAGATGAAATCGGATAATTAAGTTTCCCTACTGCTGTAAACCATGTATTGGGATTGTGTTTTATATCCGAAGCAAGATACGTAAAAGCACCACCATCCCATCCTCTAAATACAGTCGTTGGTCGAGAATTAACATCCCCACCAACCCATGTTTCTGACGATACTTGTGTATAGAAATAATATGTCGGACCATCAGCATCACCAAAGTTAAAATAGCTGGTATCTAATTCACTATGTAATTGATCCCACAAACTTGAACCAATATAAACTGACATTCTAAAATAAACAGTTGCTGTTGGAGTAAAATCTCCGTATAGAATAGCAAGGTCATCACTTGCAGTTGTATCAACACCTCTAAGAGAACATGCACCGTTTCGTTTTATTGTTATATCATTATATATTGTAACCCCTGTTTCAAGCGATGCACTATCCCATTTACCGGCGGGAGTATTTCCTTTTAAAGTGGCTGTAGGTGGTCTGTTAAAATCATCATAAAATAATGGAGTGGGGTCAACCCCTCTGAATGTTGAATAATTATCTTTAGTCATTATTTTACCACTTGTACTTGTTATATCCCATGCGAATACAGTATATGTTACATCTCGTAATGTTGCTGTGCTGAATTTTAATTCAACCGCTTTATCTGTTGCTCGAACTGTAACTGATGATGGGTTTCTTGAACCATTCTGTAACGGTGGAGATATTATATAATTAGTTACAGCCGAGCCAAGAGGTGTATCTGTAAAGTATACTCTTACAGTATCTGAACTAAAAACTGATACAGAGAATACACTAAGCTTTGAAGCATCATATAACGTTTCTACTTCACTATCGGTCTTCGCATAATTCCATACTGCCCAGTCGTCATATATAGCATTCGCCGCTTGAACCCCCGACCTATTTGTAAACAAATGAGATTGTTCCTCATCAATTCTTACTGAATTATTAGTTACCGTCTTACTTGCAACCATTACAGCATTTATGTATTGTTTAATATTATTCCCTCTACTGTATGTTGTCACAAAGTTATACCATACATTCGAACTTAAAACAGTTCCGTAGTGATATAAAACAAGGTTACCACCGATTTCATTTGCTAACTGCATTCTTAACTTTTTATCTGGTACTTCATATTGCAAGAAGTGTGTATATCCTGGGCCGCATTGAAAAAAGTATGTATCAGCTGGCGGTGCTGAAGTAAATTTTACCCAAAAAGAAAAAGTAAAAGTGCTAACACCATGTAAATTGAATGTATTTGATGAAGTTACACAATTAGTGGTTATACCTTCAAATGATTTTATACCATTGCCCCACTTACCTGTAACCCAATTTACCCCTGTTAATGTTACTGTATCATAACTTACGCAATCAAAAGTATTTGTGCCAGAACCTTCATCAAAACTCCACTTTCTTATTAAACCAGGGTCATTGCACGCAACTTGTGCATATAATGTTGTTGGTATAAACAATAATATAAACAATAATTTTTTCATGGTGTGCTCGTATTTACCTTATATAAATTCCAATCTTTATTTTTAATATCTGGTTTATAATACTCATGCCATATTATATCTACATCTTTTATATAGGTCTGCCCTGTTTGCATATCATGGTAAACTTTTTCGTATAAAGTGTATAACTTTCTAATCTTTGAAGATGATAAAGTGCTTATTAAATAATCATAATCAGAATCAAACATAACAATCATCCTTGTAGTCGAACCGTCAAATTTTAAGTCTCCTGTTCTCCAGCTATTTACAATAGCAACTGCAGAAGTCGAATTATATAATTGAGTGAACCTTCCCGATGGTTGTTTATTAGTTATGGTTGCAGGTATAATTGTGTCTTTAAATAATAATTTGTTGGTAGATGTAAGGCTTGATAAATAAACCAAATATCCGCAACTTATAGCTTTCGTAGATACAATAGGATTGAAAGGTGCTGTTGAAGGAAGTATAGGTGGTTTTCCTTGCGAGCATAATTTTGATGTAAATAATAATATGAATAAAAATAAATATTTTTTCATTCTATTGTTTTATAACTCTTTTCCTTTAAAAAAAATACTTTTTAGTTTTTTAAATATCAAATAAATTGCCCCTAAACTTAATATAAAAGCTGATAACCAAGAAGGTAAATTGCTAATTTGAGTTGATTCCATATTTTTAACCGGTTGGATTATCTCGGTATCATCTACAACTAATTTATTATCAATATATTTTTTAAAAGATTTTTCTATTCTTACATTGCCTGGAATTGACTTATATAAAACTAACTCTTGCTTTTCTATAGTCAGGAAAGGTGAATTATACTTTTCAAGAGCTTTGATATTTATAGTTCCATGAACAGCATGGCTCGATAAATTAACTCCTGTAAAATTTATATCTATATTGGGATTTGAACTAGATAAATTAATTCCTATAATATCTTCAACCCCCGCATTAGTTAAATCCATTTTCCCTAATGGTTCCTTACAAGAGTTTAAAGATATTATTAATATAATTATAAAAAAAAATATTATTTCGTTTCTCATTTATATCCTTGTAAATAAATTACTCTAACTTTTTTTGTACTATCCAAATACCTTATGTCGGGGTACGAATATTGAGGTTCTATTAATTGATGTTTACGTTCGCTATTTATATAATAACCTTCTGCATGACTTGTACCATCTGGTTTGGTATAATGTATAAAACCAACACAAATACCTAACCGCTTTCTGCTAATATAGGCGGCAAAGTCTAAAGCAAAGTTATCACAATCAAATAATTCGCTATATTTTGTATTTTGAAGTTTTCTCCAGTTACTCCATTCTGCAAATAAATTCTTGATTAGGTCATCTGTAGGTAACCTGTATTTCAAATCTGGCAATACATAACCTCCAGGTAAAATAGGCTGTATTAAAGCCGCTACTTCAGATCTTTGCAATTCCGATAATTTGCTTACATCATAAGATTTTAAATTATTTAAAATGGATTTTGCGCCATAAATAACATAATCAATTAAATTCACCTAATTTCCTCCTGCAGTATTTTTCCAACCTTTAAAATATAGGCCTACATTATATCCAGCATAGGTACTGCCAACTGCAGTTATGCTTATCCTTATCCGCTGGCTCATAGGTATTGTAGTTGTAGAAACAACAACATCACCTCTATCTTGTCCATCGGCTATTGATGGACTTCCATTTAAAATGTAATTATTAGATTCATCTGTAACCAAAAATGTTAGATTTGAACCGGAAGGCTTTCCTATGCTAGAAGAATAAGCTCTACAAGAAGTTAAAGTAAAAGTTGAAGGAAACATAAACTCAATAAAATCATTAACTTCAGCAACAGACGAAAAAATTATATTAAAAGCAATAGTACTTGTTGCTACAGTAGACTCAAGGTTTCCTATCCTTGTATTTTGTGTAACACTTGATATATCTGCATCATCTAATCTTGTTTCGTGCTCAGAAGCTGTTCCGATTAACTGTTCCAAGTCGAGGTGTATTGCTGTAGAAGTGGTTTCCAGATTAGTCAACCTTGACTTGCTTGAAGCAGACTCACTTGACCACACTTGGCTGGAAATATCTACGTTATCAAGCCTGCCCTCATGAACTGCTATGTCGGCCCTGGCTTGAGTATCCTCACGAAGAATAGAATTTAAACCTGAAGGTGCTTCCGCAAACAGATAAGAAATATTTAATACAAAAAATAAAATTAAAATAACCTTTTTCATATTTTATCACCTTTTCTTTATTTTATAGTTCGTATAACATACTGCATTGTTGAGGTTACAGCTAATTCTGATAATTGAAAAGTTACAGCTACAGGATACTCTATTTTATCTGCAACACTGTCTCCATGTGATAGATAAATTGGATCCCCTATCAAAGGAAGTTTAACTTGTGAATAAGTAGAAGTGTCCCCATTGTTTTTATAGAGAAAAGAATATCCAGAAACTTTATCACTAACTGTTATGGTTGCACTAGTAACTCCTGTAAGTTTTCCAGCTGTACCGGAACTAATTAAAACTGTTTGGCCAGAATACAGAATTAGAGGACTGTCCATATGAACCGTAGGTCTAGCACAAAGTGAAGTATTAGTTTCTATGGTACTGAGACTTGATTGTGCTGTAGAATCAGGATAATCCGTAGGAAAATTATCTATATGAGCAGTTGGTCTTTGGAGTAATGTAACCTGACTTTCTGTTAAATAGGAAGTAGGCTTTTGCAACAAAGTCATCTGACCATCGGGTAAAGGAAAATCGCTTATATCATTATGTACAGTTGGTCTTTGCAGAAGCTCAACTTGACTTACTGTTAAGTAAGTTGTTGGTTTCTGAAGTAGTATAACTTGGGAATCTGGTAGGGGAAATTCGGAAATATCAAGATGTGAAGTCGGCCTCTGCAAAAGTTCTTGCTGACTATTTGTTAAATATACAGTTGGTTTTTGCAATAATTCAACTTGGGAAACAGTTAAATAAGCAGTAGGATTCTGTATTAAAGTCATCTGAGTATCTGGTAAAGGAAAGGTTGAAATATCATGATGTACTGTAGGTCTTTGTAATAAATTAGCTTGACTTGTATTAATATAAACGGTAGTACCACCCGAACAACCAGCTATAGTTTTAAATGAATCGGTTGCTGAATCAAAAGTAGCATTGATTATATCTGTAGGATCATAATCTCCGGTAGTAGCTGCAACAGTTGATCCAGTAGTATCTGTCCAAGCAAACAATAAAGAATTAAAACTAAACAAGATTACAGCAAATAAAAGAATTTTTTTCATTATATTCCCTCCATTACTTAGTTTCTATATTAGCAGAAAATGTTACTTTAGGAGTTGAACTTCCTCCAACAGTATAAGCTATTCTCAACCAACCACTAAAATCAGCTTGACGATGACCCCCAAAAATTGCAGGTAAACTAGCCATATCGGCATTAGTTATTTGAGTTTCTTGATAAACCGTCCTCCATTGATAATTGTCAACTCCTGGATCAACTGGAGAACATTGTAAAGAAACATCTAAAGTAGGTGAACCTGATTTTGCCGTGATATAGATAACAATCATAGCATATTCATAACTTGAAGCATTAATATAATTGCTATAACCGGACCCGGCAGATCTTTGAGCTGACGATAAAACTATGTTATTAACAAAGATTGACATATATTCCTCCTGATATAATATTAAATTATAGCAGATAAATTATTTTTAAGAAAAATATATTACTTTTTTTTCTTCTTATCAACCTTTTTATTAGATTTTGGTTGTTCTACAACAGGTTTTACTTTTGCAATATTATTATCTAATATTGAAATATCGAAATCCTCTTCTAACTCAAAAACATATTCTTCATTTTCAATAGATGTAGCACAAATACCTTTCTTTTCCAAAATCTCTTTAGCTTCTAAACTTTTTGTTTTGTAAATTTTCATATTCTTACCTCAAATTAAAATTAAAGTGAGGGAGTTTATCTCCCCCACTTTAATCCGTTTATTTACTTATTAGTTGCTAATCCACCACCAGCACTTGCTGCTGGAGCTACCATGTTAGCATACAGAATTCCCCTGGAATTCGAATCCCAATTTGTAGCAGAAGTACTACCAGAAACTGCTACGCAGTTCTGTAAAATTATCTTCCTTGTAGGTGAAGCTATTACAGGAATACTGAATACCGTTGTTCCAGTATAAGCAGCATTAACTGAAGTATAAATGAACGAACAATCTCTAAAAATAGTGAATGAACCTACTCCATAACCATCCGTTAATTTAACTAGTGGATGATTTGTATTACTTTCAATCCGTCTTTGAATTATACAATAATCAAAAACGTTCCTTGAACTTTCACCATCGAATTCTAATTCAGCATTTTCAGCTGAACCAGCATCAATCGTATCCAAACCTATCACACAATTAACAAATCTATTTTCAGAAGCTCCATCTAAAAATAAAGATCTTGCATTAGCAGCATCGTTCGCATCATTTCCTATACCAGCAAAATGCACGTTTTCAAAATAGTTTCTATCTCCGGTTACCTGGACGTTAATCAAAGAAGTAGCATCATTTACTCCTTGAAAAATATAAAGGTTACGGAATGAACAACCTGTAGCAGTTATATTAATCAAAGGTGAAATTCCAGTTGCTGTTGACTTCTGAAAGAGTCTTGCCCTCTGGCCAATCATTGTTGGCGCACAAACTCCTACAAAGTGGGTATAATCTTTATCCCATGTCAAAGTTGCTGAAAGTCCAGTTGGTGAAGATGTTGAAGCTAAATAATAAAGAACTTCGTTCTTTCCTGCTGCCAACAAATCCTCTCCAGCTGTAATTGTAGCTTTTGCTCTTGCCGGACTTTTACCATCATAAGAATCGCTACCATTAACTGGATCAACAAAATACGAATTGCCTCCAGTCATTAAACCCTGGGACCCTACTACCGGTACCCCAAAACTTGAAACACCTTTAGGAAAATTAGTTAAACCCATATTTATTTATCTCCTTGTCAGGAATAACTCCGAATTTACGGAGTTACCAGCAGGAATCCAACCTGCTCTTACCCAAGTTGAAGGAAGAGCGGCATCCTATAACAGATGCCAACTCTTCCGTCCTATTCTTTAAACTATACAGATGTTGCAAAGTTGGCATCAATACCTTTATTCTCAACTATTGCAAGTCCATATTCGAATCTTACTTTCCAACGTAGCCTATCATTTGTAAACACCTCACCAAGTGCTGGCTGATCCTGAATTACAAGTGTAGGTTCTCTCTGATCGTCGACATAACCGATTTCAATTATATCACCATCAGCTTTATCAATAGCTGCAAACCAATAATATTGATAAGTCGACCCTGATATAAACGGACAATAAATCGGCTTTAAAGTCTTAAAATGCTCATTAGATGAATTTGTTGCATCTTCTGGATTCTTATCAGAATTAAGTAATGAAAATACCTTACCTCTTAATTTTTCACCAAAAATTATGTAAGAAGCTTCCCATCCGATTATCTCATCATCATTCTGAGCTGTGGATATTTCGTACTTTGTATCAGTTGAAGGATTTGCTGTCCATGTCGAAACCGTCAGGGTTGTACCGTTATTGGAAGATATCAACCTAGTCTGACCAGCCCCGGTACCAGAAACAAGGCGCACATAATAATTCTGATAAGCATTGGTTGACCAACTTTTGCCAGAATCTACTATTGTTGTGCTTGAAGACCCTGTTGCTGTACCTGATTCCTGCGCTGAACCTCTTTCCTTTGCAGTCGCTATTCTTGTCTTTGCATCTGCAAGCGAATCATATCCTAGTGCTGCTGTTGAATAGTTACCAAAAGTTGTTGAAAATACGGTTGTGTTTGTCGGAGTATAGGTACCATTTGCTAATAGCAAATTTGATATATCTCTTTCTCTTGTCCTTAATGCCGCAGTAGCTATTCTCTGAGGAATAGTTTTTACCAATCCCAGATCATCATTTTTAATTGTTTTTCTGGAAACTGATACATAACCACCCTTTGTTGCAGCTGTATATGTTGCTTCTTCATCTTTAGGTTCGTAAAGATCAGCATAAGCTGCATCTTCTGTAACGGTTGGAAGGGTACTATATCCGCCCCATTTCACCCTTTCTTGCTGCTTAAAGCTATCTATTGAAACTTCGGTTACTACCGGTGCAAAAATAAAAGATCTCTTCTTAAACATACGAGTTAACTTTCTTGTCATTGAGGTTCCAAGAGCATAAGTAAAATCTGATGTAGTTATCGCTTCCTGAAGCCTTGAAAAATGTTTCGACCTGTCTATTCCACCAGAAATTGAAGGATCCTCAGGATGAAAAGCCCTATAAGATTCTTTTAAACTCGTAAATTTACCAACTCCTTTAAATTTTTCAGGAACTTCAGCTTCATCATCAATCATCCTATCCATTGCAAACTGCATCTTATCTGATTCGTCTGCAATAATTTCTAACTTAGACTGGCCCAAACCTCTAATTTTTCCACTTTCTGATAATTTGCCGAGAACTTCTTTTTCTTCCTTAATTGAATCTTCAACCTCATTTGCATCAAACACTCTGCCTTCAAATCTCTTTTTTATCTTATCTTTTACCACTTCCGGCAAATCAGATTTAGATAAAGATTCAATCAAAACTGCTGAACAATGTGCTTTTTTTGTATCTTCCTGAACCTGAACTACAGACTTTTTTATTTCTTCAATTTGGTCAAATGTTTCTTTCATCTTTTTTTCCTCCTCCTCTTTCTTTTTCTTTGCTTCTTCGATATCTTTATCAGTCTTTGCTTCTTTAGGTGCAACTTGAGGATATCCATAGTATTTGGAAACTGAGGGATAACCATACTGTTCAAGTTTAGACTTTAAAGCAGTTAAAAGTTCCATAGCTTCTACTTTTTTATCGCCCTTTAAAAGCTCTATTAATCTATCTAAAGTTGCTGCCATAAAAGGACCGCCTGCTTCTTCAATTTTAACTTCATCGGACTCAATTAAATACTTAATAAGCGAAATTTCCTGATCTGCAGTGATATTGTTTAAATCCAAACCTTCAACAATGACTGCATTAAGGCTTTTTACTTTTTCAAATAACTGTTTAATCCACTCCATTTTATTGTCCTCCTTAATAAAATCTTTACTAGCAAGAAGTCTACAGAATTTGCCACCAGCTGCAGGATTAGTTACCAATGTAACTTCATTTATTGATTTTATATCTTCAACTCGCCAAACCTTTTTGCCATCTATTTCATCTTCACTCAGAGTGCCATCACCATCAATAGAAAAACCAAGTAAGGATTTTACACCATTTTCCCAAGCTTCCTTAAGAAACTTTCTGAGCCACAATGCACTCTCGGGAATATGAAATTTGGCTAATATTCCTTCCTTCGTCATTCCATTATCATCCTTAAAGGTTGTATACTTAGGTTCGCTATACCAACCTACAATATTTTTCAAACAACCTCCAGGAATAACTTTACGTACAGATCCAGGTAAATGATTCCAAATCTTACCTTGAAACTCGTATGCAAAAGCTTTGGCATTTTCAAAAAGATTAACCGCCCTCTTTAATACCTCTGGCGGATAAAACTTTTTGTTTAGACTCGGGCCAGCTTGAATTAAAACTACTTCCCAATCTTTTCCTTCTTTATCTTTGGATTCAATTAATCGAGATGGTGAGTAAAAATTAAACAAGCCAAACCTCCCTAAAATAAGAAAATTTATTTAAAATCTTTTCTTATATTTGAGAACTTTGGCTACTTTTGAGGTTATACCTCGTTGGCTAATCGTTCTTTAAGAAAAGAAATTCTAAAAATTTTACAAACTAATACCATTAAACCATTAAACTAGGCTATTAAACTTTAACTTTAAAACTACAAAAAGGACCTGTTTCCAGGAATGAAAAACAAGAAAAATCATAATTAGCTTTTACTTTTGTGGCTCTCAAACCATTAAACTAAGAAAAGAACCCCATGTAGAAGGTTGCCAATAACCATTGCGTCTTCCGCACCCATACTACCTACTTGACCCAATTCATCTGGTTTCTTTCCCCTCTACATTAAGTAAAAAAGAAACCAGATGGTTTAGGTCAAATGATAGCTGGCGTTGTTTTTTGTTCAATAATGTATATTCATACAGTACCAGGCAGAACAACTTTAAAAAAACTTGCCCCATCTTTTTCTTGCGATTTATTTCATTTCAATGAACTCTATTACTTTATAGTTATATAACAAATAATTCTAATTTTGTCAAGTGGTTTTAAAAAATATTTTTTATTTCAAAAACTCAAGTTTTTATTTTAACTAATTCTTTCGTCGGCACTTCATATATTCTTTCGCTAAATTTTACAACTGCAAGTTGTGGTATATCTATATCATAAAATGCTTTATCATCAACTACAAACAAAATTTCATGCGTGCCTTTATATGGCGGTCTTATTTCTATAACTACACCTTCCATACCTTCCCAAGAAACTTTATCATGTATTTTTATCTTGTCCATTTTTATTTAAAATCAATTTATGATTTTTAGTTGAAATTAAAGAATAAGTAGAATTCTGATAAAATATTTCAACAGGAAATTTAAATTCATCCATATGAAAAGTAGGCATTTGTGTCGAACTTGAAATAAATTTTGTATCAGAATCCTTTAATTCTTCTCCGGGCAACCTGCCTTTTGAAAATATCCAAATTTCTGATTTAGGATCCTCTCTTCTTAATACATAATATCCCTTAAGCAAATCACCATTGAATTTAAAAGATTTAAAGAGATCAGAATCTTCAATTAATTCTACTGACGCGGTATCCTTTATATCCATAAAAACCGGTAAGCGTTCATTTGGATTATCAAACTTTTCACCTTTACCCTCTCCTGGATAAATATTTTCCCATTGATCAAGATAGACTTTTTGCCCTTTTTTGAACCGAGCAAATGTTTCTTTTGTTTCAATTGTTTTGCCATCAGAATCTATAACCAAGTAACTACTACTATTTAATTTATCCCTAATTTCAACTTCTTTTAACTTGGCATCCTTCGGAGCTATACTGCCTTCAAAATCCATCCAACCAGTAAAATTATCATCTTTCGTAGTATCATAATCAATTTTAGAATATATAGCTGATACTTCTTCTTGCTTAGTGGGATCACCATAAAATTCTCCTGAAAAATCCCATCTATCCAAGTAATCTTTATTCGAATCTATGAGTAATTCAAACCTGGAATCGGTCGCTGGCAAACCTCTTACAACCTTAGGTCCCATCCACCAATGCCATCTTAAAGTAAACCTGCCCTTTGATTCAAGTATATTATCAAAATCTATTACTTCTTTTAACTCAATCTTCTTAGCATTAATAAAACCTTGATTTATCAGATAATTGAAAGCAAGATCCAATCTTTTTATTTTTTCTGTTTTATCAAGTCCGCCAATCCACCATTTATGTTCATCTTTAATTCGTTTTTCCCATTCAGGGGGTATAGCCTTTTCACTATCTTTAGGTACATAATCTCGTTTATCTACTCTTTGTCTTTTAGATAATATATATGGTAGTTGATCTTCCATGTTAATCCAAGCTTGCCATTGACTAACTCCTTTAGGCGGCTTATCCCATTCTGGGGCTACACCTATAAGTCGTTCGACCATTCTGCCTTTAAAATGCTTCATATCAAAAAAGAATTCTTTAAAATAAGGTCTATTAACTCCGGGATACACCATACCTTCATCCATAGTAATAAATACACCTTCTTCGTATCGAGTGGCACCAACTGAACCAGGTGGGTATACAACTTCTCTAACATTCAACCATACCAGGGGTTGTTTAGCCTTAAAAGTCATAACAACTTTCTTATTTGGGTCCATATCTGGCCTAAATTTACCTTCTTTAAATAATATAGTAGACCATTTCTTACCTTTTTCAATAGTATCAACATCCTCAGTAATCAAACCTTCGGGTAAATTAAAAATGGTCTCACCTTCAAGAAAACCATCTTGTTTCCTTCTAAAGTCTAAATGCGCAGATTTACCTCTAAAATGACTTATTAAAACAGCATAGTCCTGCGGATAAGATTCCAGTTCTTGTTTTGCTTCATATATAGTAACACCATCTTTTGTAATATGTTTTTCCTGTAGAACCCTATTACGTTCAGCTTTAGATACTACTTCTTCTAAAGTATTAGCTTCTTTAGGTATCTCCTCAAGCGTGTTATCGATATCTATATATCTGGGTACCCATGCACTAACAGAATAAGTATCTGTATTTTTATCTTCAATTAAATTTAATGTTTCAAATTCCACTGCAATTAAATCTCCTATTTCTTTTTTCTCATCAGTATTAAAAGTTGTGCCTACACGAATATAATTTTTATTATTCATTTTAACTAAATCTTCTTCCTTGACTTTGTATTTACCCGGCAGTATACCATAATCATAATTAAATATTGTCTCCACTTTAGTAGTATTTCTTTTTAAAACTATACCATATAACAAAGCGTTATGGTGCCATTTAACCCACCCTTCTCTTGAATTGGTATCTAAATAATAAATTGAATTAGCTTTCTTAGCTACTATACCTTCAGACGCAACTTGTTTTTCAACAAAATCTAAATATTCTACAAGTTCCTTTTTAGAATGTGAAATTAAGTTTGGTACCAAATTTAACTTATATTTCAAATCTGGAATAGAAAATGTTGCCTGCTCAAATTTAATTTTATTTAAATATTCCTGCCGTTCTGATTCGTTTTTTTTATGCAGATCCTCGCCATTGTAATATAAACAAGTAAAAACATTTGTTACTATTTCTTTATCATCCGGTTCGCCTTTTTCATGCATATATCCTGCAACTGATTCACGAGGTTGATGTTTGCTTTCATGCCATTTTTCTAATTCTGTATCTAAAATAACATCATCTACATTTAATTTCTTTACTGCAGTGATAGTTGTAGGTAACCTATCTGATAAATTTTCACCATCTTCTGACCAAATTTCTACTTTATCTTTGGATTTATATATAAAAGCTCTTAAACCATCATATTTTTTGGAACTATAAATACCCTCTTTGTAATCTTCATCAGTAAATAATGAAATAAAAAACTCTTTTGTCATGCGCTCGCCAGGATTAGCAGCTCTCACCGGTTTTAGACCATAAAAAAATCTAAACATTTCTATCTTATCTTCTTTTAAACTCAATTCAGCTTCTTGTCTTTGTTTTTCACCTGCTGCCCGAGCCTGCTCATAAAATCTTGTAGCAAAACCGGGCTCCTCCAGCCCTACCTCTACAAACTGATTATGCATAGTAGGTACCAATGCAAGATTATATAATGGAAAATGTCGCCAGTTGGGACCAAAAGGTGAAGCATGCAAGCAAGGATATATGCCTGTAAGTTTCTTTATTAACCGATTTATTTTTATAGCAAAGGATGGATCTATATTTCTATCTCTAATTACTATATCTAAATCATTCGGTAACCGATTTTTTGCATATAATGTTGATCCTGTCCAGCTCATATAATTAGGTACTAAAACTATGTTACCTATTTTATCTATTTCGGATTTTATATCTAAAACATATTTATCTAAGTTACTGGATTCGGCTAACCATTCTCTGTTCTTTTCAAACTTAAAATTAGATACTATTATCTCTTTATCCATCCTACGTCCTCGTGTTGCTATACCAAATAAAGTTGGCCGTTCTATGGTTTTAAAATGCCAGCCTTTATCTTCAAAAAACTTCTTGTGTTCCAAACTACAACTGACAATAAACTTACCTTTCACACCTTCCAGAAACTCTACAAAATCCTTTGTTTGAAAATCTTTACCTACGGGACCTTTCCATTGGACTTCATATGGTGGGTCGAAATAATAAAAAGTTTCTTTTGAATCATATCTTTTCAATTTTTTATAATCCGAATTAAATATCTTAACTTTTTCTAATCGTTCTTTAATTTTTTCTAAATTGGAAAATGCAGGTCGCAAACTTAATCCTAGCCGGGTAGGGGATATACTTTTTCTATCTCCAGAAAAACTTCCTTTTAAACCATATAAAAAATCCAGTAAACCAGGAATACCATGTTTATTGCTTTTCCATAGTTCTTTAACCCTTTCTTTTCTACTTATCCAATCAAAATCCTTGGATTTATCTCTTATTTTTTCGGAGTCCGATTCCTTCAGAGTTATCCAAGCATTATAAATTTGTGGATCTAAATCATTTATTATTTCTGTATCCGAAGGTTTCTTTTTAAATAAAATTATACCACCACCTACAAATGGTTCTACATATATTTTATGTTCAGGAAAATATGATACTATTTCCTTTGCTATTAAACTTTTGCCCCCAGGACCGCTAAAAGGTTGTCTAATACCTTTTCTTAATAAACCCGAATAAGTTTCTAGTTCTTCTACTGGAATATAATCTAAATTTCTATCTTCAATTTCATCTGTTAGTAATATATAAGCATTAATAACTTCTTCATCTTGAGGATTGCTACCACGTTCTTTAAATATATCATAAATAAGTTTTAATTTATTTATTAGTTCGCTATCGGATTCGATAGCAAGTTTTTCTGCATCCCATTGTGCTGGATCAAAGTTTAACTGTTCTTTAATATCCAATTTATTTATAAAAGTTTGCACTCCCTGAGGCACAATAACTTTTAATGGTTCGGGCAAGGGAATAAAATCACGAATAGCATATATATAAAATGTTTTTGTATCAGACCACCATTTTAATCGTTCATCATCAGTAATTAAATGTTCTTGTTTTAGTTTATTAAATTCTTCAATATTAATTGCATAAGGTTCTTTTAATCTTATATAACCATACGCTTTTTTATCTGATACTAAAATATAAAAACTGCCAACTATAAAAGACCTTGACTTAACTATTAGCTTCTTTTTACCAGTATAAATATATTCACCATGCGGTTCAACCAAATATATACCTTTTGAAATTATATTACTGAACACTTTTAAATAAAGTTCTTTTGCAGCTTCTGTCCAAGTTTCAGGATGAAATTCTACCTTACTTCTGCGTATTATTTCTTTTAAGATTTTTTCAGATAAATCTATTATTTCTTCCGCACTATATTTAAACTTACCTTGTAATTTAAGATTAGACCACCATCCTGCAACTATACGCCAATCATCTGATAGCTGCTCATCCGTCAAATCTAGTGGATTGTAAGTTTTTAAATCTTGTATTTCTAAAATTTTCATGTCAGCCCCCATTCTTCCATATATGGTATTGATTGACACCGGCAGTTTATCACGTTACCAGGGCTACCTGCTGGATCCCTGGGTTCCATTAATCGTTCACCGCTAACTATAAACGGTTCATTAACATCTTTAATTTGACCGTGAACTTCAGAATGGTTCCATTTCGTCCTGGAAGGAAATATTTTTCCTTTATATAATGGCCTGACTCGTTCATCACGCGCTGTCCACCATTGTTTTTTTAATTCAGGAACTTTTTTTACTGCTTCTTCATCAGAAGATTGCCGGGATAAAGAATATACCCTGTTTATTTCAGTCCGTGTAATTATATCAGACCTGTTCATATAACCTTTCTTTTTGGAAATCCCAATAATTTTATCAATATTTCTTGCTGCTTCAAAATTGTTTTCTCCTGTTAGAATACTTCGCCTTAAACTCCTGGCTATGTCATCTCTCATACTTGCCGTTAAATTTTTAACTAAATCTGCACTTGAAGATAAAGAAGCTATTAATACTTTATTAGTTATTATAGGCATATCAGGTATAATTTTTAATTCAGTTAAAATTTTACCTGATAAAGTTGAACCATCTTTAAATGATATAGTTTGATATCCAGTTAAAACATTATTCATTTTTGTTTCGAAAAATGTTATCTTGCTATCTACTTCACGTAACATAGATCTATAATATGCCATCCTAAACCTAGAAACTCCTTTTAAAGATTCGGAAATATCTAACCTGGTTTTCTTAAGTAAACCTAAAATCTCTTTGCTGGCAGATTTGGTATTTAAACTCAGTCTCTTAAGATTATCACGTATCCTTCTGGCAACCAACTGCCTTATTTCATTTGCCGTCATTGGACTCAATATGTATCCTCCAAGTCTATAGTTGGATCTACAACTTCCACCGCTTCCCTTTTCTTACTATAAATATCTCTTAATTTGGGATCAATACCTTCTTCAACTTCAACCTTTTCTTCTTCTTTTTCAAGTTCAAGTCCAATCTGATTTAGTAAATGTTTAAAAACTTTACCAGCTACTGATTGACTTACCCAACCTTCTTCACTAGCTACTGTTAACGAATTAGCTAAATTTATTAATGAACTTGAAATCATTTCAAGTTCCTTCTCCTCAATCCTGGGTATATTTATTTGTACAGGAACATCTTTATGCTTTTCATCTAAATTTTTATGTAAAATGAATTGATGTATAACATATCGAAAAATATAAGACATCATGTATTTTAAATACCGTTGCCTAGATTTTAGTTGCTTTTTGGTTGCAAGGTCCATAGATAATGCTGTAGCTCGAGTTATGCCTTCAGCATCTGAAAACCAATGGCCAGGAAAACCTGACCCCGCAAGAAAATGGCTAAATAATAATTTTGCCTCTTTACTGGCATCATCTGATGCTAGTTCGGGTACCTTTATACTTAATTCGGTTTTTTCGTTATGACCAAAAACTGAACTAGGTTCTGGCAAAGTAAAATCCCGTAAATATGCCTTTATCTCCTCCGAACTCTTACCTTCCATTTTTAAATCATATATTATACGATTCATTATATCAGCTCGTTCAGCACGATTATATAAAAAGTTTTCATAAGCATCTAAACCATCTGCTAAAGGAAATAAATCTGACCTGCCTCGAGTTGCATTGCTAACATTATTTATAGTGAAAAAAAATGTTTCACCACGTAAGTATCCGTCATCTAAATTAATTATCTTCTTCTCAATTTCTTTTCCAGCTGGATCATTTGTATAATATAATTTTGTCCTAATTCTTGCATCATCTGTATCAGTTTCAATTTTACTAATTAATACCGGATCTAAATAACCTAACGTAACAAAACCTGTATGCTCTTGCACAAATGTAGGATATACTTGTTCACCATATAATGATAATTCTAAAACCCATTGTTCTTGCTCTTTAGTTAAATTATTTGCATCCCAAAAATTTCTTAATATATCGTATACTTCAGGAACTGAACAGGAAAAAGTTATACCATCACCTATAACAAAATCTTTATATCGTTCTATCATTCGATGCGCTATACCATTCTTGTCATATAAAAAGTAGGATACCTTCTGCATTTTATATTGTTCTAATGGACTCAATTCTTTTATTGTAGCTTTTGTTATAGGCCGCCAACCTATATCTTCACGACCTATCGCGGGAGATTGTGATGATTCTTTTAACTTAGCTTTTAATTTATCAAACTTGCTATCTACTAAATTGTCTACCTCTTTTTTAAACATGCTCGCTGCTATTGCAGATATGAATCCCATATACTTCTCCTCCTTTTATATCTTAGTTTATCAAATCCTGCTCGTTGACTTGCATCTGCACTTGTTATTAAACTTGCTTCTATACCAGAATCCCTGGTACAATGCCAAACTACACCGGATACTGCATCAGCTGAATCTTTTGAACCACCAATTGGATGATCTACTTTATCACCATCTAATTCTAATTCTAATAGTTCATTCTCCAACACTTCATCTATATAACAACGAAACCTATTTGTGTATATCTCTTCTTTCAAACTATCTTGTTGCTGGATCTTGATAAATAATGTTTCTACTTTATACCCGCACCTTTCACATACCTGCGTTATAGCTCTTGCTGCCCATGTATCATAACTAATAAGCTCTATATTAGGTATCCGACGAAATAAATCTTGCATGAATTTTACTACCTCTTCTATCTCTATTTCCTGACCGGAAACTTTAGGTAAGATACGATGTATTAAATCTATTGCTGTTTTACCTGTCTTTGTCTTATGACCCAAGGCTATTGCAAATGCATCATGATTTGAAGAAGGATCTAAATGCATGTAATATCTTACTCCAGGCAATGGTTTGAACCAATCCTGAAACCTACCTTGTTCATCTAATGGATTTCTATATCCTTCATTTTGTGAAGTCTTAAATATATCCCGGACCCTATCAGGCATGGTATAATATTTTCCTGTAGAATAGCCTATCATAGAAGCTTTATCCCTTAAAAATTTACCTGCATTCTTGTCAAAATCGTCTTTATGTTCGACCGGTATATCTATACCTCGAAAATTAAATGTCTTACCAGTATACCTGTCCGGCTGCATCTCCCATTCTGACATCCAAAATCCTAACATAGATTTTATTTGTTTACATAATTCGTATTGCTTTACCATAAAACCTTTTGAATGTACTAAACTGGATATACATACTCTATGTCCTTCTTTGCCAAATGGGTCCGTAGACTTGCTTAATGCTTCGTATACCTCTTCAGCTGAGTATTTACCTGACCGGGTTGATACAAACCTGTCCAACTCATCAAATAATACTAGTTTACATGTCTTACCTACTAACGATGCCGAATTGGAATGACCGGATAACATTATTACATTTGTATCTTTAAAATGGTATGCATCACCTATAGCCCGGGGTCGCCTGGTTTTGAAATAGGGCGACCGCTCCATACTTGCCTTTGTCTTTGCAAATATCGTTGTCCGTGCTTGCTCTGCATTCGTTGCTACATTGATTATATATATCTCCTCACCAGGAATAAAACCATAATGCTTACATATATCACCTATCTTGTATAATAAATACTCTTCTATTTGTACTATTAATGCCGCTAATGTTGTCTTACCACCTTTCATGCCAATCAGTAATACTAATTCCTTGTAATCACCACCTTCCTCCCATGTCGTTTTTCCCTCCCTCTTTAATTGCCATAACCGCAGTTTCTCATCTTCACTTAACTCTAAATTGTAAAATGCTTTTAACATTAACCGTTGCATAAACTTCGGCTTTATAGGTAAATATTCATCACAAAATTGTACCGGATTCAAATCTAATCTTATTTCTTTTAACGGTTGGATTAACCGCAAATTATCCCAACTCGCTAATTCTGTTTTTACTTCACCACGTATATTTCGCTCATGAAAATAGTATAATGGCTTGCTTAAGTTCAGCCTTGCCATTATTTCCATCGGCCTAACACCATCTAATTTTAAATGCTTTATCTGGCTCTTTAATTCGCTTATCTCCTTACTTGACCGCCGCTTTTCTATTATTGCCATTTTGATTTAATATCCTAATACTCTGTTAGTATAAAATCTATATCTAACTCTCCATGTATTAGTAAACCATTATCTAATATTATATCACATCTCTCTTCACTAAATATTACATCTTTAACCCTTCCACCTGTATATTCTCGCATCTTATCTATCCACTCCTTTACGTGATTCTCTTTCTGCAAATATATATCTTTACTTATTATTGAACCATCTTCAAAAACATAATCTAAATATCTGTCACTTAATGTTGCCCCTACAAACTTCTTCCCTTCTAAATACTTTTTAACATGGTTTATCTGATGCACATTATAGTCTTTTAAATAATTCATTGTATTATACTATCATAAATGTTTTATTATACTTCTGCGATAAAAAGAGTAACTCTACCTTTTCTAAAAAAATATTTGGATTTTTCCCCTGCATATATTGGTTCATATTGGTTCCGATAATAATAATTATGTTAACTTAACTCCTTCCTGCTTAGTTTAAATTGATTTAAACTCAAATATCCTATTATATCTAAATTAATCATTTTAACGTTATACTTGCAACTTTTCATTTCCTAATCCTTTCTTTTACTTTAATCTATTCAATATTCATTCAATCAATATTATATTATAGTATGTTACTACTACTACTACTATTATAACTAAGTTATAATAATATATTAATTAAATAGCTAAGAGGAATAATAACAATCAGAACATATATAAGTTTTCTTAACATTTAATATATTATTTTCATCTTTAAACTTAGATTCTATTTTTCTTAAAGTGATAGACCTAGGAATACCATCAATATAATGATATAGGATACCGGATACTCTATGACATTTAATACAGGAGAGATAACCTTGATTGATATGATCTTGAATAACTTTCTTTTGAGAATCATCTAATTTAAAGATATGCAAGTTAAGGCCTCCATTAATTTAAACATAACATAAAATATAATATTTGTCAAGTAAAAGTTAAATAAAAGCAAAAGATAGTTTAAATAATATAATTTATATTCTATATAAAATCAGTTATAAATATTAGTTATAACATTAGTTATAGCTATAATAGTTAAATAGGATATAACTTAAAAGGACATGAACTTTAATTAATCTTTGAAGCATTTAACAATTAAACCTAATTTCTTTTTCTTTCCTTTTTCATGGATAATAACAATTGGTAAGGATTTACTCTGGCAAGCAGTTAATGATACTTTACATTTTGATTTAGATTTAATTGTAGTTATCTCCTATATATTTATATTTGAGACATCTTCAAATTTTCTTAATTTTTCATTATATATTTGATATCTTAATAATTCTGCACCACATTTACAAACCCATTCTTTATTTAGGACCATGCAAACCATTTCCATTTTACATAAAGGACAGATTACAAATTGTTTACCAGTTATTTTTTTCCTAGTAATAGAGCAAGGTATAGCATTATATAGCAATCTATAGCATACTAGAGTTAAAACCACGAAGCACCAAAAGAAGATAAGAAACAAAACATCAAACACATTGTAACTTTCAAGAAAAAAACCTGATAATGTATCATTCATAATTATACTAATTCAATCAATTTAAGGTCAACTAATTCTTTAACTAAATCATCAGCAACTTTATCATAATCTTTATCTTCCAGGAAGAAAAAATCATTTTGGGAACGTGAATTTCTTTCCAGGACATCTAAAATAACTTCATGTATAAATTCTTCTCTGTTTTCAATCATTTTAATGTTCCCCTATTTATTTAAACTCAACTATTTTAAAACAAATATATTTTTTAAAGCTACGGCAATCCGAGGAATGGGAGCAAGTAATTTTATAGACATTTTTCTTTAAACATTCCCCCATATCATTAAATATATCTACATTTCTTTTAAAATCTTTACATTCAACTGTTTTAATTGTAATCCATTCTTTTAAATCCAATTTTAATTCATTCATGATACCCCTCCTTAATCCGATTCAACTTCGTTTCCCCTTTAATCTCTACAATGTCTCCTACCTTTTTTCCTCTCCTCGGGGTCTATAACCTCAACCCCATTAATATAATTTAATATCTTAATTCTACGTTTAGTATGCATAGGAGCATATACAATAATCTCTTCCCTTATCCATATTCCTTCCTTTTTGCCATTAACTATTTGATTTATCTTATTCATTTTTATAATAACTTTATGTGATATATCTTTTAACTTCTTTTAAAATAGTTTGAGTTCTTTCTTTGTCTTTTGCAAATTGAACTATTACATCGGTTTTTGCTGAATGAAAAATAGTTGTATTAGGTGCTAATTTATCATACCCCTTGAAAGAACCGATTTGAGCCACTTTTCTACCAAAAGCATTTGCAAGTTTTTTCATTTCATTTGGTTTCATAATAATAACTTTAACTGCACCTTTTCCTTTTCTATTCTAGCCCTTGCTATTTGACAATACGCCTCGCTAATTTCAATACCAATAAATCTTCTATTCATCTGGACACACGCAAGGGCGGTTGTTCCGCTTCCAATAAATGGGTCAAAGATTATATCATTTTCATTACTGCTTATTTCTATTAATCTTTTAAATAATTTAGTATTTTTCTGGGTCGGGTGTATTTTATCATTTTGAGCAGGGAACCTAAATACTGTATTTAGGCAATGTCCATTAAAAGTTGCATTTTTCTTTTTACCATAAACTGCTTTTTCAATGCCACTTAAATATATATGTTCCCCGTTCATGGGGCTTGGGTTAGTTTTTTCCCATATAATCATTCTGGTTGAAATAGAAGACGCTTCTAATTTATCGAATATTTGGGAAATTTGTTTATATCCACAAAAAATATAAAAACTACCTTTGCAGATTCTGATAAAGCTTTTTAACATATCTTCAATATCAAAGTTAACAATATCAGCATCCCCTTTATTCAAGTTTCTTAATCCACTTGAATTCCTATTTACTCCAGAATAAGGAATATCGGTCAAAATCATATCAACGGAATTGTCAGGCATATCCCTCATAACAGTTAAACAGTCGGCACATATTATCTTGTTTTCAAATCCCTTTATTTTATTCATCGTTATAATACTCCCACTGTCCCTCACTTAGCCCATTAACTATTTGGTTTATTCATTTTCCTTTGACTATTAAACCATAAAACTCCCACGGCCTGTCTCGTTTTCCGTTGACATAGTGGCTTCTGCCCCGCACTTTGCCATCTGCCATATAAGATTCCCACCATCCCTCCTCCAGCCCATTGCAGTATAAACCCTTGCTTGAAGTACCATCGGGATAATGAATTTCCCATAATCCTTCTCTTTTTCCATTAATCATCTGGTTAATCTTTTCCATTTTCTACCCCCTTTTTGTCCTCTATAAGCACCTTTTTATGATATTGTAAAATGGGAATTCTTTAATTTTTACAGGATACTTTAAATTATCTTTTAAAAATATTGGTCTTTTAATTGCAGAATTTAAATCTAAAAATTTATCAACCCATTCTTTTTTATGACACGGTTTCGGCGTCAATCCACCTATTATTATCCAATCCGGTAAAAGAAAATAAGAGGAATTTATTCTATCAAGTAATGGTTCTATCGATAAAAATTTAATATTATCTCTTTTTATTCTTATAAAGTTTGCCACTCTTTTCCAATCTCCTATGCCCGTAACAGTAGCCCCTAAACAAACATTATCGGGATATTTGTAATGCTTATATCCTTCAGGGTTTTTTGTTAAAAACATGAAAATATGTTGCGGGCATTGTTTTATTATATCTAATATATTCACTACATTAGACCGTCTCGCCCATTTTGCAAATAAATCTGTCATGCTACCTACAAATATTTTGGTACCGGATTTCTTTATTTTCAAAGGTTGTTCTAACCTTTCATCATAATTAGTTATTATTTCAAATGGAATATCAGGTTCAAATCTTTTCCTAATTTTTCTTGCATAACAATATGGACAACCATTTTTACAACCCACAACAGGGTTCCAGGTAAAATCCGCCCAACCAATACTATTTTTTACATTATTCATTTTCAAATCTCATCAAATAAAGTTCTTTAAGAATAAAGCATCGCTTTTTCTGCAATCTCTATCAGGTTTACCCCTCTCGTCGCCGCACTCACCGCCGACCACGCCGCCATCTCCGCCGCCCACGCCGCCGACCACGCCGCACTCTCCGCCGCCCACGCCGCCGCACTCTCCGCACTCGCCACCCACGCCGTCGTACTCGCCACCCACGTCGCCCTCGCCGCCGCCTCTGTCCTATCCTTGCCTGACAACCAGTTATCAGCCCACTTATTCCATGATTCTTCGGTATACACCTCTTTTGCACATAGAATTCCGTAAGCTACTTTCTGTATAATGGTTATAGCAGGTAACGGTATCTGTTTTATTGTCGTCAAGTTCCGCACCCCAAGTTTTAACTGCCCATCACGTTTGGGATTATCTGTTGTCTTGCATTCCCACAAATGCATAGTTTCAGGGTCATAATTTCCATGTATGGGATTATGTAAAACTGCAAGTAACGGGTGCTCGTAGGCATGTATCCAGCCATCCGAGCATAAATTCCCTTTCCCACTTACCTTATGGGAAATATTCTCTCCCCATTGACACTTATTCCAAGTTTGGTTCTTTTCGTCAGTGATTTTATACAGTTTCATTTCCGACCTCCTATTATTTTTAAATTTTTAATTCTAATTGTAAATTAAACATTTTATCAGCAGTAACTTTTTTTCTTCACATATCTATATTTTTATTCTCTATTAATTTATTTTTTAATAATCTTAAATCTTGTGCTGGAGTAACTATAGTATCACACATTTCAAATATCCTGGAAGCTATTCTATCAGAGAATAATTCACCAATTTGTTGTAAACTTAAATTTGAAGTTATAATAAATTTATTTTCTTCAAAATGATTTCTATGATTAATAACCCGATCCAAAATTTCAACAACAAATTCAGTAGGTCTTTCTGATCCCATATCATCTAATATAATAAGATCTTTACTTAAATCAAAAATTATAGGTTCATAAGAATAACCGTTTTGAATAGCTTCTTTTAACTCTGCAAATATTTTTAAAGTCGAATTGAAGGTTGTTATTCTACCATATTTAAAAAAGTTTTCATAAGCAATAGCACATGCAAGATAAGTTTTACCTGAGCCAATAGTTCCTGTAACAAATAATCCTTTATCATTATTAAAATAATTTTTGACTACATTCAAATATTTATCCGAAATTTTAATTTTTAAAAGTCTAGCTTGTCGGAATCTTTTAGGTATAGCCATCCAACATAATTTAGAATTACAGTTTAAGCAAACATTTAAATCAAATTGTTTACTTAAAGTATGTTGAAAAACTTCCATGTGACAGATATCACACTTTTGAATTTCAATCTTTCTCATTGCTAGAATATTTTCCTGATTTTGGGATAGGATGATTTTTTCTAAATTGAAACCCATTAGCATTTCCTTTTTGTATATCACAAGCTTTACGCATCCAATTATGTAAAAATTTAATTTTATCTTTTTTTCGTCTCGATGCATGAATAACTTCCCATGCATGAGCTAACTTAATTTCCTCAGCAATATTTAATTCTTTAAAAACTCGTTTCCATATAACAATCATTTCTGGCAGCATGCAAATTAATCTTTGATTTGTTTCATAAAGTTTAAGGCCCTTAATCTCCTCTGGGATACTTAACGGTGACATCACGGTGTCATCACGGTGACCTAACGGAACACTTCCCCCTTCCCCCCGTAATCCCCCCAACCCCCCTCCAACTACAGATAAAGATATATTCTTATTTATACTAGTATAGTCTATATACTTATTCTTAAGCCTATTATAAGAGTAATATAATTCATTATTTATTAAATTATTATATTTATTAGGGGGTTCTGGTATGATTGATTCAATTTCAGTATGATGAGGTTTTTGAAACTTATACCAGTTCAATATTTGCAAATATGACTTGCCATTAACCTCATACCTTAGCAACCAGCCGCTCAAATTTGCGCCAGGATTGATTAAAAGGCTTTGGACGTCATTTTCTATGCCATCAGCCTCATAAGGCAAAATAAGAGCCTTTAACCGCTCAGGCCTATACTCCAGCCTTCCTTCTCTATCTGCCAGGCACCAAAGTCCAATGAAAACTAGCCGGGTCCTAAAAGGAAGTTTTCCTAATTCTTCATTTGCAAAGAAACCGGGATGGATAGTTCTTGCTTTCATTTTAATTTAGCTGTGAATAAGTAAAGTTATCCACAATTTTATCTTTTAACAATAGGATTTTATCCACAATATTAATATGGAACCTGTTCTATTAAAAATTTCCTTTTCTTTCATCCCTGCGATCCAAAGTAATAGACATAAAAATGCAAAATATTATACCTACTATACTAACAGTAATGATTATATCTATTATCTTTATCCAGGTGGGGTACTGTATTAACTTAACAATAAATAACCTCGTTAAATATAAAATCATTTTAATAACTCCATTTGTTCGCTATTACAGTTTTTGGGAATGTCATACCAATATTCATTAAATTCTTTATTTTCTCGTTTTTGTGATTTAATTGGAAAGCAAGCTCGCCTTAATTCATTCACTCTGGCATTGGCAGCATGGTCATTTGTTATAATACCATATAATTCTCTAAACTCATGACAAGCAATCTTCATTTCCGGATGTTTTTGTAACAACTCCAGGATCTGTTGTTTTACACTCTTCTTTTCCATTTGAGTTTTTACCTCCTGAGTTTGTTTCCCAATGCAAACAAATAAAATCTTTTCCTACTAAAGCATAAGGAACCGTTTTAGTAACTTTGGTTAAATAAAAGTAAACACGATTTGTCTGCATATTTGGTATTATTGAAGTTCTTTCAATAAGATTACACTCTCCAAAATCAGATAAAGCTAATAAATTATGGGTTCTAGGCACATAGTTCTTACAATATTGACATCGTTTAATCTGTTCTCTCATTTGGTTTTTTTATCTTCTTTATCCATTTTTTTTCTTTTAAAATACATTTCTCTAAAAATTTCAAGGAAAAATTGCCAAGCTTTAAATAGAATATAGAAGATGAAACAAAATATAAGTAATCTTAAGATTTCTGATAAATTCCAAAATATGCAACTAGTTATTTTCGTCATCCAAATAATTGCCATATATTTGCATTTTAGTTAAATGTTTTGATTTAGAATATCTAACCAATTCTTTTTGATGACATGACCAACAAACATGTAAAAAGTTTCTATCATCTGATCCATTTATCGCAAAATCTTTTACATACAAAACAGAAATATCAGCTGAATTTGAACCGCACAATTCACATTTTACTTTTTCCGTAATGGTATCCTCCCTGAATTTGTACTATCATTTCTTCTTCCTCACAATTATCCCTAATCTCAACTTCAGGAATATCAGATAAGACTTCTTTGCTATCATCTTTTAGAATTCCTTTATCCACCAGGGAATCTACCAGATATTTTGGCTCATAATTTCCCAAATCTCTTTTTCGTTTTTTTGCAAAACATAAAATAACTTTTATTTTTGCTTTTTCAAAATTAAATTCTGGTATTCTGTTTATAAAAAGCATAACATCATATTTAAATTTCCTAATCCACATGTTTCTTTGTGCCCAATGCATGCTATCAATCTTATTCCTGGAAGGGTAAACAAAAGGTATTTTAATTGTAATAGTTTTTAGCATTGGACCTCCATTTTAAACCTATATCTTTATAAGTAGGCAATATACTTTTGCAAACCTTAGACTTATCGAAGTTTTCAAAGTGCCGTTTACGTAACTGATATACTTTAATATGCTCTACCAATAAAACACCAATAATTAAAAAAGGAAAAACTAATATCACAAAGAACAAGATATACAGTATATTCTTTAATATCTCTAACATAAAACCCCCCATTTAAAATGGAACTTCCTCATTATCCTCAGAAATAACATTTTTAAGTTTTTGCCTCTTTTTACCCGAACTGTCAACTTCATGGTAAACTTCGGCTTTAATTTTCATCCCTTTCGTAATATCTGGATCCCAATCGACTTTATCATCTTCATTTATTTCTCCGCCTGTAGCTAGCAGCAAATCTTTTGCTTCCCAGGGAAATAATAAGAAACTTGTTCTTTTCAAATTGCCAAGTTCATCTTTAAAAGCCATCCGCCAAATTCTAAAATGCGTTTTACCCGCTTTGCGTTTTTCAGGGATATCGGTTATTGTGAAAGAATAAGTTCCTTCTTCCAGCAACACCGGGCCCCGCCCTACATCAACTGTTTCTTTAACCATTTTGACCTCCTTTAACTTTTTTTTCCTTTTTAGTTTGTACCTGAACTTCACCATTTTTTATAGGAATTGCTATTTTCTTTATCCCTTCAAGTCCGGATTGAACTTGTTCAAGTGACATATTAGATATAGATGTCCAGGACGAAGTGCCAAAAATTTGTTTAAGAAGAGTTATCTTTTTGCTTTGATCTTCCGCGGATCTTCCGGGATATCTTAATATTATTTCATCTTTAATTTCTTCAAGTGCTATATCCCGCTTCTTATACATATCAGAGAGAGATTTTTCAGAATGGAATAAACCATCGGATGTTCTTGTTAAATCCAGGACCTTATGGTTACCTTTTAAATTTAAACTTTCAATATGTGGTAGAACATGTTCAAAGGTTACATTATCAAAAAACAAACCATTAATTTTATCCGATCTATCCTTAAGAATCCAAGCTCGATGTATCCATCCCGATCCTACTTTATCTTTATCTTTCCTGACTCTTTCCATTTCTATTAAAAGTGAAGGTTCAAAGCCAGTTTCACTTTCAACTTTCATTTTTGTACCAGTTTTAACAAGCTCTTTTGCGCCATCTTCATCTTCCTGAAAATCCCAATCCCACCCGGCTCTTCCGCACATTATAATATGTAATTTTGAAATAAGATATAAATCGGTATACTGTCTCCATTCCTGTTTAATAGGCATCCAATCTTTTAAAGTTAAACGACTTCTATTATTTTTTCTTTGATAGGTTGAAACAAGCTCGTTCCAAAAATGAGTTATAGAATCAATAATTAATATATCACAACTCTTTTCAGCTTCATGCATAGTTTCAATTAAATCAACAAAAGCTCTTGATTTACAAGTTAAAAGGTCAAATCCTGCTTGCTGGAATGTAGGCAATACAAAATCTGAGCCAGTTTCGGTATCAAGAAATGCAATTGGTTTATTTGATTCGATGTACTTACCAAGTCCTATAGCAATCTTTGATGCTGAATAAGTTTTCCCGGTCCCTGCTAATCCTTGAATTCCAGCTTTAAGAAAGGCTGTTTCATTCTTAGCTTTTTGTAAAAGTTTCATCTTTTACCTCCTTTTTCTTATTTTTTTATCTTACCAGTATAAACCATAAAAAAGTTCCTTAAGAATAATGCATCGCTTTTTCTGCTATTGAAATCAGGTTTATTCCCCACTCCGCCGCCATCGACGCACTCGTCGCCGCCATCTCCGCCGCCCACGCCGCCGCACTCTCCGCACTCGCCACCCACGCCGTCGTACTCGCCGCCGCCCTCGCCGCCGCCCACGCCGCAGCCTCTGTCCTATCCTTGCCTGACAACCAGTTATCAGCCCACTTATTCCACACTGCTTCAGTACACACCTCTTTTGCACATAGAATTCCGTAAGATATTCTCTGTGTACTGGTTATAGCAGGTATCGATATCTGTTTTATTGTCGTCAAGTTCCGAACCCCAAGTTTTAACTGCCCATCCCGTTTAGGTTTTTTATCCGTTGTCTTGCATTCCCACAAATGCATAGTTTTAGGGTCATAATTTCCATGTATGGGATTATGTAAAACTGCTAACAATGGATGCTCGTAGGCATGT